GAGATGGACTTACGTTGATTTGGGAACACAAGGTGAGCCGGTGTTTGACCAATCACAACCTGATTATCAAGACTTTGAGTTATTTGAAGATGATACAAATGATTTGATAATGAAAATATTACAATACGCAGGTGTCTCTATTAGAGAATCTTCAGTGGTACAATATGCAAGCGCACAAGAAGGTACTGAAGAGCAACAAGAAAAATTATAATTATGCCATATATAAGTCAATATGATTATTACGAGAATAGCGGGAATGCTCCTGAAAATGAAAATTGGGGGTCGTATCAGTATGTGACCTTAGATGAAGTAGTTACAAATTACCTGTTAATGTATTCAGGAAACCATTCTTTAGTTAATAATGAAGAAAGATATAAAATATTGTTTCACGCAAAAAGGGCAATACAAGAATTAAACTATGACGCATTTAAAGAAATTAAAGTTTTACAATTAACAGTTTGTGAAAACTTAAGATTTGTTTTACCTTCTGATTATGTCAATTGGGTTAGAATATCTTATTATCAAGACGGTGTAATTAGACCAATGGTAGAAAACATACAGGTAAATTCATCTAAGGCTTATCTTCAAGCTCAAGACTGTAGGATTTTATTTGACCAAGATGGTAATGCCTTGTCTCCTGAATATTCAGATTTAGATTTCGACAGAATCACAGGCCAACAACCAAGCATATATTTAAACAGACTTAGTCCTTTTTATGGATTAGAAGGATATGAATATGGTGGTTATTGGTATTTCACATATGAGGTAGGCGCAAGGTTTGGACTAAACACTGAAACTGCAAACGCAAATCCTACATTTAGAATTGACAATAAAGCAGGTGTAATCAACTTTGATTCTACTATGGCTAACAATAGCTGCATTCTAGAATATGTTTCTGATGGTATGGAGAATGGAGATAACTCTTTAATCACTGTAAACAAACTATTTGAAGAATATGTATACGCCTATATCACTTACGCTATATTAAATTCAAAGTTAGGAGTACAAGAATATGTAGTCAATAGAGCAAGAAAAGCAAAATCAGCTTTATTACGTAATGCAAAAATAAGATTAAGCAATATACATCCCGGAAGACTCTTAATGAATTTAAGAGGTAGGGATAAGTGGATAAAATAATATGGCAGATTTTCAAAGAAATTTTATTAAAGGACGAATGAATAAAGGCGTTGATGAACGTTTAGTTCCCAACGGAGAATATATTCACGCAGAAAATGTTAGGCTAGGTTCTACAGAGCTAACTGAAATAGGGGCGGTAGAAAATTCTCGTGGTAATTTACCATTAACATCTTTATCATATGGTGGTCAAACTCTATCAGAAAATGCTCTTGCTATAGGCGCATTGGAAGATGGAGCAAATGAAGAGTTATATTGGTTTGTCCACGACCCAACATTTAAAACTCCTGCCGATGGTCCGGGTGAAACACCTACAGGTATATTAGATTTAGTAGTGTCTTTTAACACCAACACAAGCTCTATTACTTATCACGTTATAAGTGTAAGTATTGATGGGAATCCGGATAATGGAACTACTTTAAACTTTAACCCAACCTATTTAATAACCGGGGTGGATATTATAGATGGTCTTTTATTTTGGACAGACGATTTTAATCCGCCAAGAAAAATAAATGTTAATAGAAATTACCCTGACCCTGTAGCTCTTAGTGCAGTTGACCCAAATATAGATGGTGGTACAGGAGAACCCGAAGGAGCTTTATTATTACAAGAAAACATTTTAGTAATTAAAAGACCTCCGGTGGCTTGCCCGGGATTAGAATTGTCTCTTGCACCGGGAGAAGAAAATTATTTAGAAGATAGATTTATCTCATTTGCATATAGATATAAATATAGAGACAACGAATATTCTGCAGTATCTCAATTTACTGAGGTGGCTTTTCAAACACAAAGTTTTGATTTTAGCCCCAACTCTCAAGTAAATGACGGAGCTATAAATAGATTCAATACGGCTACTATTACTTACAACTCAGGTAGTTCATTAGTAATTGGAATTGATTTATTATTTAAAGAAAGTGTAAGCAATGTAATTAAAGTAATTGAGTTTTTAGATAAAGGCAATCTAGGATTAGCTGACAATCAAGAATATGAGTATGTTTTTAGAAATGCTAAAATATTTACTGTATTACCTGAATCAGAGTTACTGAGATTATATGACAACGTACCTCGTTTAGCTCAAGCTCAAACCTTAATGGGTAATAGGCTAATGTATGGTAATTATGTAGATGGATATGATTTAATTGATATCAATGGTACACCTATAAGGTTTGAATATATAAATGAATTAGTTACTCAAGAAATAGGTTTAACTGAAATAACTGACCGTACTGATAGTGTAGATTATACTGTAGATGTTCCTATTACCGTTAACGAAGGACAAGTGATTTTTAATTTAGCTAATGCTAATTTAACTGCAGGGGCTCTTCTAAGTTTTTCCGTAACATTTGAACACGACACTTTTAGCGGTGGCCCACCAAACCCTGTAGAAACATCTGCTAATTTTACCGTTGAATTTGAATATCAATTACCTCAAGACTTTCCTACAGTTTTTGATTTAGCAACTAATCAAAACTTTCAAGAAGCAATTGGCGTTCCTGCAGAAATACTACCGGTATATGATGCTAACCCTGCTAATCCCACTTCCTGTGAAGGTGTCACATTAACTGATAGATTTAATTGTGCAGTACCTGATGTTCTTGATGCGTCACTTACACCTAGTTGGACTAAGTTCCAAAGTGGTATATCTGCTTATGGTCAAGCAATTCAAATAGTAACATCACCGGGCAGTAGTGAAATAGGTTTTGAATTTTTAGCAATGGAAAGAGTAGACGATGTAACTACTCCTATTGATAGAGTAGTAGAATACTTTAATATTGTTACTGCTGAAGCAGTTTATCAAGAAGTTGGAAATACTCAAAGTCTGCACAGTGATAGAGATTATGAAGTAGGTGTAATATATATGGATGAATTTAACAGAGCAAGTACGGCTTTAGTAAGCCCTAATAACACTGTTCATATTCCGTGTGAGTTTTCTGATAATCAAAACAAATTAAAGGTAACAATACCCGCTACTCAACGACCTCCGTATTGGGCTACTCGTTTTAAGTTTTGTATAAAACCAAGTAAAGCAGGTTTCTTTACCGTGTTCACTAGGATATTTTTTACAAACCCTCTAACCAACTATCAATACTTTTTACTTGAAGGTGAGAACGCACAAAAAGTAGAAGAAGGTGATAGGTTAAAAGTTAAAAAAGATGCAAGTGGACCTGTTGACAGATGCTTGTATGCAACTGTATTAGAAAAAGCAGCGCAAGAAGAAAACTTTATTGAAGATTTAGTTGATGAGTTAGGAAACGAGATAACTGTTCCTGCAGGTACATATATGAAGATGAAAGCTAACTTCAATGTAAATAATGAAGCTAATCAGATAATTGCACCGGGTGAAGAAACTATTTGTCAAAACAGTCAACCCGTACCTGTAGGCCCTGCACAGTCAGAGTATCCTAGAATATTTTATAATGAGGCGTTTAGTATATCAGACCCTGCAAATCCGACTCAGTTTATTGATGTTGATATTCCTGTTGGTAGTAGAATAAGCATATTCATTAAATGGAATAGACGTGGTAGAGGAGGTACAAATTGTGAAAGAAGAAGGTATATTTTAGAATTAGATTTAACTGCTTCACAAGACTATGATAATATTATAGATTGGTGGAACGGAGATAACGTTGACCTATTAATAAATACAGGTGTTGATGAAACTAATCCTGCAGATGGACCACCAATTGTAAATGAATATGATAGTACGGTATATGCTAATTTAACGGCAATGGCAAATCAAGTTCAAGCCGAGTTTGCCATCAACAAAATAGCGTGGTCTAGAGTCGCTGCTACTAATGAAATTTATTTTTTCTGTACAGGAACAAGACAATGTGCGGGAGGTGGAACTGATAGGAATAAATCTTGTATTACAGTTGAATGGGAAATTGTTAGAGCAGCTTCAGATTTAGTTTTTGAAACAGAACCATCTGACGCTAGTCCATCATTATGGTTTGAAGGCTCACAATCTTTCAGAGTTACTAATGTAGGCCAATGTTATTTATCTGTGTCTAATGCAAATGCTTTTGATATTGAGTATTTATATGAATTAGATGGATTTGACCAAAGTATAATTATTCCTGCAAACGAAACAGTAGACAATATATTAATTACTTGTGGAACGGCACAAGAATCACCCGCTACTCCAACTGCTCCGGGTACAACAGTAGTAATTGAAACTAATGTTTTACCTCCGGCACATACAGGTAATGTACAAAGTCAAGTTATTGCAACCAACACTCCTGCAATCATAGACTTAGATTTCTTTAATTGTTTTGCTTTTGGGAACGGTGTAGAGACCATACGAGTTAGAGATTCACTTAAAGGTAGAGAGTTGGCTCTTGGTGATAGATTTACTTCAGTTGCTAATATTGATTATAAAGAAGCAAATAGATTTGCCGATATAACATATAGTGGAATATTTAACGATGAAAGTAATGTAAATAAATTAAATGAATTTAATATAGCCTTATTAAATTTTAAAGCATTAGAAGATTCTTATGGTCCTATACAAAAACTACAAGCTCGTAGCACTGACATACTTACATTACAGGAAGATAAAATATCATACGTCTTAGCAGGTAAAAACTTATTATCAGACGCAGCAGTTGGTGGTGCAATTACTTCAGTACCGGAAGTTTTAGGAACTCAGATAGCACGACTAGAAGAATATGGTATTAGTTCAAATCCTGAAAGCTATGCACAGTATGGATATAACAAGTACTTCTCTGACCAAAAAAGAGGAGCGGTGCTAATGTTAAAAGGCACTGCTTACACTAACGAGCAACTGATGGTTATATCAGAATCAGGAATGCGTTCTTGGTTTAGAGATGTATTTATACTTACACCTAATAATCAAAAGCTAGGAGGGTATGACCCTTATATGGATGAATATGTTTATTCAATTAACAATAGATTGTTACCTCTTGAAATACCTTGTGTTGATTGTGGAACAACACAACAGTTTACATATAATAGTCCAATAAACTTTTGTTACAATGTAGGTGAATTAGTAGGAGATGTTATAATTGATGTAGAAGTGATTAATTATACAGGAAGTCCTGTTACAACTGCTATTAATTTTGTGGCAACATATAATGGTGTAAACTATATACTTAATGTAAATTCAAGTGGTACATTTAATATTATTGTTGATAAAAACACAGTAACAAATCAAATTATAGATTTATTTATTTCAGGTAATGGAGTCGCACAATTAATTATTACAGTTAATTGTCCTGATGCAGAAGAAATAACTATATATCAAGTTTGTGTTAGTGCAGATGCAAATGGAGGAGAGTTTATACATAATGAATATAGATGGCTAGATGGAACTTATATTTCACCTTTACATTCTACCGAGGTAGAATTAGCAAATGGCACAGATAATCCATTGATATCACAATTTGATTCTATTACGGGATTCCAAGGTGCAGGTGTTATACCGGCAGATGGAGCACTCGTTACAATTCAGAGCAATAAAATAGCACCTGCAGATACTTTTAATTTTGTAACACCACCAATGACGTTTAGATTTTTAAGAACTAACACATTGTTTGCTAACACCCCCGCTTCAGTTGCTTCGTTGATAGCGGCTTCATCTGTGGGAGTAGTTGACCAAACTCTTGCGCCAACTATTTTTAGCTCACAGTTTGCTATGCCTGTAGGTGGTGATAAGTTATATTTAATATATGACTACAGAAGACCAACACTTGCAGAACTTTGTTATGGTAACATTGATATATTTGATGTGTGTTGTTTATGTGACCCGCCTGAAAGATTTGTCGCAACTCAGTGTAGGTTAGACGGAGTAGTTAATACTGAAATCGTGGAAGGACCTTATGCTATTGGTGAGTTTGTAGAACTAGACACTTCATTAGATGGAATCAAAATTGAAACTTGTACATATGAATTAACCGCTAATTCCACAGATATAGCTACTGCAGTAGTAACAGGTTTAAGCACTATAACAGATTGTACAGATTTATGTCAAAAGTATACAGTTACAAATAATGGAGGTGTAGCAGAAGATGTTGAATATTTAAATTGTGGAGGAGTTAATGAAACTGCAACTGTACAACCGGGCACTACTCTTGATGCAATATGTGCTAGAGATATTGTATCTATAGGCGCAAACTTAGTATTAGATTTA